TTTGAAAACATGGGTGCTCAACTTGTAAAAGAAGTATCCCAAAAAACTGCAGATTCTGCCGGTGATGGTACAACTACGGCAACCGTTCTTGCACAAGCAATTGCAAAGAAAGGATTTGATTTCGTCAATGAAGGAACTAATCCAATCTACCTTAAAAGAGGTATGGATAAAGCAGTTAAAGTTGTGGTAGAAGAATTGGAAAGACAAGCAGTGGTGGTTGGTTCTAATAAAGAAAAAATCAAACAAGTAGCAACAATCTCAGCAAATAACGATTCTACTATTGGTGATTTGATTGCAGATGCATTTGAAAAGGTTGGTACTGATGGTGTAATCACCGTAGAAGAATCCAAAGGACTAGAAACCTCTATGGAGTTGGTAGAAGGTATGCAATTTGACAAGGGGTATATGTCCTCTCACTTTGTGACCAACCAAGATAAGATGACTGCCGTGTTGGAAAATCCTTACATTCTAACCTACGATGGTAGAGTTTCCAATATGAATGATATTCTTCCACTACTTGAAGGAATCTCACAACAATCTCGTTCACTCTTGATTATCGCTGATGATGTAGATGCTGAAATCTTGGGAACTTTGGTAGTCAATAAACTACGAGGGTTGTTGAGTACGGTGTGTGTTAAGGCACCTGCATTTGGGGATAGAAAGAAGGCTATGTTGGAAGATATTGCAATTCTTACTGGTGGAACTTTTATTACCCCTGAAACTGGATACAAGTTGAGTGAGGTGACATTAGAAGATTTGGGTACTGCAGAGAAAGTAACCGTAGGAAAAGATTCTACTACTATTGTAAATGGTTCAGGTTCTACTGAAAACATTACACAAAGAATTCAACAAATCAAAAATGAAATTGAAAACACTACATCAGATTACGATAGAGAAAAACTCCAAGAAAGATTGGCTAAGTTGTCAGGTGGTGTTGCAGTTCTTTACATCGGTGCTGGTTCAGAAGTAGAACTAAAAGAAAAGAAAGATAGAGTAGATGATGCACTTCAAGCAACCCGTGCTGCAATTGCAGAAGGTATTGTTGTGGGTGGTGGAGTTGCTCTACTAAAATGTTCTGATAAAATTCAAGACCTGATTGATAGTGGAACTGTGAGTTCGGCTGAATTGAATGGTGCTGAAGTAATCAAATCGGCATTACTTTCCCCGATTACCCAAATCTTGGAAAATGCTGGACTAGATACCGATTATATCATTGATGGATTATTCACTCAATTTGCATTCCAAGGTAATAAGGATTTAGGTTATGATGCAAAATCATGTCAATTCGTAGATATGTTCCAAGCTGGTATTATTGACCCGAAAAAAGTGACTAGAGAAGCAATTCAAAACGCAACCTCGGTAGTGGGTATGATTCTAACAACCGAATGTATGGTGGTTGATAAACCAGAGGAAAAAACAAAAATTGCAATGATGCCACCAATGATGTAAAATATAAATGAAAAAAGTTTTGGTATGCTCAAATTTTTTTCGTATCTTTGTATAAATTTAAAATAAACTAATAATGGAAAAACAAAAATTAAATCGTTTCGTACAAAAGTACACTCTTGCTGGTTTGGTTGAATCAGTAAAATGGGAATCAAAAGATGGTTCTCTTTCAACATCTTTTATCTCCGATGACAAATCAGTTTTGGGTTCGGTAAGTATGAAAGAATTCGATGGTTCAGATGCAACTTTGGGTGTGTATGATACTACTAAACTAACCAAAATGCTATCGGTTCTTGGCGATGGTGTAGATTTCGCAATCCAAGACATTGAAGGTAAGGCAGTTTCTTTGAAGTTCAAAGATAAATCAACTTCAGTAAATTATATGTTGGCAGACCTTTCGGTTATTCCAAATGTACCTGATTTGAAACAACTTCCAAACTTTGATGTAAAGATTAAATTGGATTCTACATTCATTAATACTTTCATCAGAGCAAAGGGTGCTCTTGCAGATGAGAACAACTTTACTTTTACTTGTAAGGGTGGTAAAGGACAGATTATCTTGGGTCATTCTAATATCAACACTAACCGAATTTCTATTGATGTAGATTGTGAGTGTAATGGTGATGTAGAACCAATCTCATTCTCAGCAACATATCTTAAAGAAATTCTTGTGGCTAACAAAGAAGCATCTGATGCAACTTTGAATATTTCAACACAAGGTCTCTCTCATATCCACTTTGAAATTGACCAATATACTTCTGATTACTACCTTGTAGAGATTCAATCCTAATGAAGTACTTTTACGAACGAAGTAAATTTTCTGAGTTTAAATCCAACACTACTTATCATCGGTTGTTAGAAATGACTGATGATGAGTTTGTGTCTTGGGCTAAACTTCTTCGTAAAGAAGTGACTGAGCAATGGGATGTAAGTGGTACACCACCGGTTATCGGTAGGGATGAAGAAGGTATTATTGATTCATTCAAGAAACTTAAATCAAACCCTGCAGAGTATTGGGAAAAAGATTTGAGTGGTGATACTGAATCATTAGGTATTATCCAAAACTTCAACAAAGATGCATCGGTTGTAAATCAATTTTTTCCAACCATGTTGAAAACTAAAATCTCTATTGGTAAATCTGCAGATGGAGGTTTGAGTATCTATGACCACTTTGCTGACCCCGAACTTGAAGAAACTTTCGTCAAGATTATGAAACGGGCAGTGAAGAGAGATTCTATGTACTCTTGGTCTCGTTCTATTATCAACAAGAAAGATGAAAATCCTTTTTGGGATGGACAAGATGGATATACCTTTATCAAAGAAGCACACGAAGGTAAAATCTTTAATGGTGAGTGGAGTAATTCAGATATTGTCCTTGCAAGAGTAAAAGAAGAGACATTAGGTAATTATGGTACATTCAATGCAGAGTATGTTGGATTTGGTAATCTTTATTTATCAGGCACTCAAATTAGAGAGTTGAGAGATAATGGTTATTTAAATAAAACCCAACTTGCAAATGTGGGTGATGTTCCTGATTACTATGAATTGGCAGATGGTACTCGAAAAAATTATCATTACCTAATTCGTTGGTATGATAAAACCGATGGAATCTTTCCAAAGATTCTCCAAGTATTTAGATTATCTTGTGGCCAACCTGCAGTAAACTTCCCGGCATTAACTGCAAAATGGATTTACGAAAATTATACCAATCACATCGAACAAAATGAACCACTACATATTTACGATTCATCTTCAGGATGGGGTGGTAGAATACTCGGTGCAATGAGTAGTAGAAAGAAAACTCATTATGTGGGGACTGACCCGAATCCTGATAATTTTATACCCGAACTTGGTATATCTCGATATGAATATGTTGCGGATTTTTACAATAAAAAATGTGTAGATGACTTTTCAGATTCATTAGTTAAATTCTTTGATGTAAAAAAACAAGGAAATACTTACGAGTTATTTCAAGATGGTTCGGAACTAATTCAACATAATCCAAAGTTCCAAAAGTACAAAGGTAAGTTGGATTTAGCATTTACATCTCCACCGTATTTTAATCGAGAACAATATTCCCAAGATGAGAAACAATCATTCAAAGCGTATGGTGAGTATGAAGATTGGAAAGAGAATTTCCTCCGTCCTACATTAACTACCATTTACGAATACCTTAAAAATGATAGATATGTACTTTGGAACATTGCAGACATTAAAATTGGGTCCAACACTTATTATCCATTAGAACAAGATTCTATTGATATTCTAACCGAATTGGGTTGCGAGTATAAGGGTAAATTAAAAATGTTGATGACTAGAATGGTTGGATTAGACCCATCAAAATCGGGTATTAAAAATTCAGTAATTCATAATGGTAAGGCGTATAAGTTCGAACCAATATTTGTATTTCATAAAAAATAATTAAAATGGCATTCTTTTCAGATAATAACGATAATAAAAAAGTAGACAATAGTTTGTGGGTGGAAAAATATCGTCCAACCCTATTAGAAAACTATGTGGGGAACGAACATCTAAAGGATAAAGTAAAAGGTTACATTGAAAGTGGTGACGTTCCCCACCTACTTCTTTATGGTAGAGCAGGTACTGGTAAAACCACACTTGCTAAACTAATAGTAAATTCTATTGAGTGTGACCATATCATCATCAACGCATCGGATGAAAACAATGTGGATATGGTAAGAAACAAAGTAAAAGGTTTCGCATCAACCATTGGATTCAAACCAATGAAAATTGTTATTCTCGATGAGTTTGATTATATGTCCCAAAATGCTCAAGCAATCTTGAGAAACTTAATGGAAACTTTCTCCAAACATTGCCGGTTTATCTTAACTTGTAATTATGTAGAAAAAGTAATTGAACCAATTCAATCTCGTTGTCAAACTTTCCAAATCGTACCTCCAACTAAAAAAGATGTTGCGATTCAAATCTCAAAGATTCTTAAATCAGAAAATGTAAAGTTTGAACCAAAAGATTTAGTTCCTATTATTGATGCAGGTTATCCTGATATTCGTAAAGTTATTAATACTTGTCAATTAAACTCGCATAAAGGAGAATTGAAGGTAGATGTCCAAAATCTATTGGAAAACGATTACAAAATGAAAATCTTGGATATTCTTAAATCCAAAGATGATGTAAGAAATCGTTATATGAAATTGAGACAAACACCTTAATCGATAGTAGAGTAACTGATTTTACTGAATTATTTACTTTGTTATATGATAAGGTAGATGAGTACGCACCAAGTAATACAGCAAATGTTATTCTAGCGTTATCACAAGGACAAACCAACCATTTCCATTCCATAGATAAAGAAATCGCTATGGCAGGATGTTTGATAGAAATAAATTCATTATTGTAATGCCGGCAACATTATTTGACCATATCAAAGCAGTAACACAAACTCAAGATAAAAAGTATTGGGATAAGTTAGATGAATCGGATAAAAAAAGTTGGAGCAACTATATGGTCTTTCGTTTCTTATCAATGAATCCTGATTGGGTTACTATGGTTGCACAATTACAACCACATCTTCAAGAAGTACCACCTAAGGCTTGTTATCTTGCTCTGATTGACCTTCTACCAAAAACAAGAGCGTATTTGAAGTACATGAAGGCAAAGGGTGAAGATTCGTATGAGAAATGGTTAGTAGAATTAGTTTCAAAACATTATGAAACAAATACAAGCGTATTTGAAGTACATGAAGGCAAAGGGTGAAGATTCGTATGAGAAATGGTTAGTAGAATTAGTTTCAAAACATTATGAAACAAATACATTACAATCAGAAGAGTACTTGAAAATCTTATACAATACTCGTAAAGGTAGAGAATGGATAAAAGAATTGTGTGAAACTTATGGTATTGAAACAAAACAAATTACAAAACTAAAATTAAATATATAATATGGAAACAAATTTTAAACCACTTGGTGATAGAGTTTTGGTAAAACCAGAACAAGTAGAACAAAAATCAAAAGGAGGATTGATTCTCAATGATTCAATCAGTAGAGGACAAAAAATCGTAGGAGAAGTAGTTGCAGTGGGTACTGGATTATTTTCTCAAACTGGTAATGTAATTCCTATGAGTGTTAATGTTGGTGATAAAGTTCTTTATTCAAAAGATGAAGCAACTAATAAAATTAAATTGGGTGAAGAAGAATACTTATTGTTTAGAGAACACGAATTAATTGGAATTATATCATCTACCGTATCGTTATGACATCAAAAGAATTTGTAATTTGGTTATTATCCAAATGTAGAGATACCATGTGTCAAACCAAATGGAACAGCACCATCACCTTATTTTGTAACTCCATCAACACCTGGTATAACATTTTCAACCACACCAGGTAGCGGTATTGGTACAATCACTACACCCAATGGTATGAGTACATCAACCACATATGGATATCCAAGTGGTAGTGCTTGGAATTATACTTCTACTCAAAAAGAACCAACACAAACTTCGGAAAGACAATTACTAACTGATAATATCGATTAAATACAATTTATATGCAATATCATCTAACATACGATGACATCCAATTAGTACCACAATATTCAGATATTCCTTCTCGAACACAAATCAACCTCCACACTTTAGTATCTCGTAGATACGGCCTTCTCAATCCACTCGTTGCATCCCCTATGGATACGGTGTGTGGAGAAGAAATGGCGTTCAAGATATTTCTAATGGGTGGAGTTGGTTGTATTCATAGATTTATGAGTATCGAAGAACAATCACAAGTAGTAAGATCATTATATCAAAGAATTTACGGAGAAGGGTTCGGAGGACCTTTCGAAGAATGGGGTGTAATGTACGATGATTGGCATTCTGAAATTAATCTGATTCCAATCATGGCCGCAATCGGTGTATCCGAATCAGATAAAGAAAGAGCCAAATCATTGGTAGAAAGTGGAGCAAACATCTTAGTGATTGATGTTGCTCATGGTCACCACAAAAATGTTATAGACATGATTAAGTGGTGTAAAGAAAATCTTGATAGTAAAGTTGATATTATTGCCGGAAACATTTCAACCGCTCAAGCTGCAATGGATTTGTGGATAGCAGGAGCAGATGGTTTGAGAGTTGGTATCGGTGGTGGTTCTCTTTGTACTACAAGAATAAAAACAGGTTTTGGAGTACCAAATGTTAGTTGCTTGGAAGAAATTATCAAAGTTGCTAAAATTCCAATTATGGCAGATGGGGGAATTAGAACAAGTGGTGATATCGCAAAGGCACTGGCGTTGGGAGCAAGTTCTGTAATGTTGGGTTCATTATTGGCAGGGACAGAAGAAGCACCTGGTCAAATAATTGAAACTCCAAAAGGTCTCTATAAAAGATATCGTGGTTCGGCATCATTGGAAACCAAAGTAGTTAATGGGCAACAAGTAAGAAATGTAGAAGGAGAATCAACAACAATTCCATACAAAGGCGGTGTGAAGTTTATTGTAAATGGATTGTTGGATGGTGTGAAATCAGCATTATCTTATGGTGGGGCAAGAAATCTTGAAGAATTCAAACCCAAATATGTTGTTGTGACTAACTCAGGAATTAATGAGGCAAAACCACATCTTTTGTAAAGTAAAATGTTATGTTTAATTTTAAAAAAGAAAAAAGTATGAAAAACAAATTAAAAAACTTAATGAAGTTTAGTTTTGTTACTTTACTTACTATGTTTCTAAGTCTCACGGCTTATTCACAAGGGGTAACAACGGCTAGTATTTCGGGTAAGGTTGGTTCAACCGAAGGTGAATCTCTACCCGGAGCAGTAATTACTGCAATTCACACACCTTCAGGAACAAAGTACAATACAGTATCTAATTCCGAAGGTAGATATTTTATCCCAAATGTGAGGATTGGTGGTCCTTATTCATTATCTACATCTTTTATTGGTTACTCGGTATCCAAAGTAGATGGAGTATTTTTGAGTTTGGGTGTAACCACAAATGTTGATTTTAATTTACTTACCGAAACTTCTGATTTGAAAGAAGTAATTGTGGTAGGTGAAAAGAATCCAGTATTTAGTTCCGAACGAACTGGTGCATCTACTAGTATCACAAATCAAAACTTGAATAGATTGCCAACTATTTCTCGTAGTATTAACGATTTCACACGATTAACTCCACAATCAAATGGACAATCATTCGCAGGACAGGATGGTAGATTGAATAACATTACCGTAGATGGTTCTTATTTCAACAACTCATTCGGTCTTGGAAGTGGTTCTAATCCAGGTGGTAGAACTGGTGTATCTCCAATCTCATTAGATGCTATTGACCAAATTTCGGTAAACGTAGCACCTTATGATGTTAGACAAGGTAACTTTACTGGTGCAGGTGTAAACACCGTAACAAGAAGTGGTACAAATGAATTTGTAGGTTCTGCTTACCATTTCTTCCGAAACAACAACAATGTAGGTACTAAAGCTGGTGTAAATACATTCAACCCAGGTGATTTTACTTACAAACAACAAGGTTTCCGAGTTGGTGGT